CGCCCCCTTCGCCCTGGTCACCTTCACGCCCTTCAGCACCCCCGGCGTGGCGCTGCGCTTGAGCCTGGTGACGGGGCTTGCGCCCTCAGCCCTGATCTGCGCCCGCGTCACGGCGGCACGCTGCTGTGCGCTGGGCTTGGCCTTGAGCTTCGCCTTCGATGCCTTCAGGCGGGCCTTCGCCTCCTTGGTGGCCTTGCCCAGATAGCCGCCTTGACCCGGCCTGCGATCGAGCTGCGCCTGGCCGCGCTGACGGAAGGTGCGGGGCTGGGGCCTGCCGGTGCTGGCGCTGCGGCCCTTCCTGGCGGGCTTGTTGCTGCTGCTGGAGCCCCCGCCGCCTGGGGTGGACGCAAACCGGCCGCGACCGTCGCGCACGTAGTTGCGCCCCTTGCCGCCGCCCTTGGCCACGCTGCAACCTGCTACTGCAGCAGTTTTCCCGTCAGCCCAGGCCCGCCCGGAGGATCAACAGGGCGTGCCACGTGCCCGCGAGCAGCAGAGCACCGAGCACGCCAGACAGCGCCGCCACCCGGATCTCGTGATCACGGATCGCGTCGTGGATCAACTGCCGCACCTGATCTTCATCCATGGCCCGAGGATGCCCTGCAGGCCCCTGCGGTGCGGTGGCGGGGGATACGGGGGTGTGGATCTGGACATGGGTGACATCACCCCACCGGCTCCGGCGCCCGCTCGATCCCCGGATACTGGCGCCGCTCGCTGGGGGAGGGCTTGAGCACGGCCTCTTCGAGGATCCTGGATGCCTTGCCGAACTCCATCGGCACCAGCTTGCCGTCCACCACCTTGCCCTTGCCTTCACGGAAAGCCTCCAGCACCTGCTCCCGCGAGCGGTCCCAGAAGGCGGAACGGAGCATGGTGGCCCGCCGCTGGGGATCGGGTTCCTCCATGGCGGAGTCAGCCACCGGGGACAGCGAGCATCGGCACCTCGGGTGGCCAGGCGCCACCACCTCGCCGATCCTGTAGATCCGGCCATGCCGTGACGCGCACACCGGACAGGTCCGCTCATCCTTGGTGGCAATCCACCGCACGTAGCCGTAGCCGTTTCGCGCTGCTGAGGCCTTCTGCGCCCCCACGTAGGCGTTGGCCAGCTCGCTGCGGGCGATCAGCTCAGCCCGCTGCTCCAGGCCCATCCGCTGCGTCAGCCCCTGCGGATCACGGGCGCCCTGCAGCGCACGGCGGATGTCCTGCTCCAGCACCTTGCTGCCCTTCCCGCGGCCCACACCATCGGTGATGATCCGGGCGATGTTGTCGCGGAAGCTCTCGATCTCGCCCCTGATGTAGGCGCTGGCGGTGCTGGCAGCAGCAGCCACGGCCTCGCGGGAGGCACCCACGAACAGGCCCTGAGCGGCAGCGTCCGGGTTGGCGGTCTGCGCGAGCTGCTGGCCCAGGTCACCGCCGAGCGCCACGGCCTCGCCGAACGCTTCCCGCAGGCGGTTCTGCAGCCAGGCCAGCTCCCGGTCGCTCATGTAGCCCTGCGCCAGCTGGATCAGCTTGCGGAACTTTGCGCTGCCATCAGCGATCGAGTAGGCCCCCGGCCGCCGCGTCACGCCATCGGCGCTCTGCTGGTCGGGCAGATCGGGATCCACGAACTGCCCGTAGTACCGGCGTAGATCCTTCAGGGTGCGGGCCAGGGCGCGGCGGAGGGCAGCGGTGGTGTTCTCGGTGGCGCGATTGCCGATCGCATCGAGGGCGGCGGCGTAGTCGTCGGCCAGCTGGAGCTGTTGATCGCCGATGGTGGCCATCTCAGTTCAGCGGCAGCCCCTGCGCGTCGAGGTCATCGCCGGCCAGGTCGTTGGGCTCCGGCACGGGCGGGTTCATCAGCGCCTGGTTCCTGGCGTCCTCCACAGCCAGCTGACTGGCCTCCTTCTTGCCGTCCACGCCCGGCCGGAGCATCCCGCGCTTCTGCGCCAGGTTGGTGACGGTCTCGCGCATCAGCAAGCCCTTGTCGTAGAGGGTGCCGGCGAGCGTGAGCAGCGCATCATCCACGGGCTTGTCGGTGATGCCCGGCAGCAGATCAAGGCCCGCCCCGGTGCCCGGCAGATCGCCCGTGAACGCGCCCCAGAGCTGGAACAGGCTCTCCCAGGCGCTGGACTTGCTCTCGGCCATGGCGGTGATCGTGGCCTGCAGCTGTGCGCTCTCCAGTTCGGCCTGGGTGGCGGTGCGGTCGCCGGTGCCGCTGAACAGGAACGACAGCGTGCTGCGGTCGATCAGCTTCTCGATGCCCTGCAAGTGCTGGAGGTGCTTGTCGAGCGATCCGCCGGATGGTTCGGCGAACTCCAGGCCGCCGTTGCCGTCGGGGAACTCCAGAGCGCTGTTCGGCCCCAGGGTCAGCGGCAGGGGGCTGCCATCGGGAGCGGTCATGCGGCGACCCTTCACCACGGCCACGGGCAGGGCGCAGCGGTGCAGCAGCTCCTTCAGGTCGCTGTATTCCCGGAACCAGTCGAGGGTGAGGTTCGCCAGGCTCAGCAGCGGCAGGCCGCCTTCGCCGAACGGTTCGCCGGTGGCCCCGTACCAGCGCACGGGGGGGGTGCTCAGAGGCTGGCCATCGGCGCCCTTAAAGGTGCCTTCCAGCGGCTCGCCGGTCTCCGGGTCGGTGGCCACCTCAAATGTGAAGCCAGCGCTGTTGCCGGCGCCCTCGGTCCGGATCGTCAGCACCCGCCACTCACCGCCGCGCATCACGCGGTAGCGGGGCTCGAGCTTCACCCCGTAATCACCGTCCTCCACCTCATGCCATTCGAGGATGGTGCAGGCGATCGGCACCCGGCCCCGCCCAGCCTTCGCCAGCCGCCAGTTCAGAACGTTCCGGCGCTCCGCGAATGAGTACGTGGGTCGGCGCCCGGCGGCAAGCTCAGCGGCGCGGCTTTCGGCCTGGCCGTTGGGCATGTCGGCCATCAGCAGGCAGCCGCCATCGCGGAGCACCAGCGCATCGGCCTGCATTCCCCACTTCCGCAGGCTGTTGCCCTGCCCGTCGATGTCCATCGCGGCCTGCTCCAGGCCCTTGGGGGCGCCGCGAAGGCTGTAGCGGCTGAGCACTCCGGCGAAGCTGTGGATCCCGTCGCGGAAAAAGGAGGGATAGCTACTGCGCTTCAGGCGGTTTTCGTAGGCTTGGCGCGGCTCGCCCGCTTCCTTGGGCAGGTGCCGCCGCTTGGCGTCGCCTTCCAGCAGATCCCAGCAGTCTGCGACCAGCTCAAGCTGCGGCAGGAGCCCCCGCAGGCGCGGATGGTGGAACGACGGCAGCTCCGCCCTGGTTGTCGGATGGCTGAGCTTCTGCTGCTCCAACGTCGCCGCCTACGCCTGCTGCTGCAGTTTTCCCGCTGCCCTGGTCGCAGCAGGTGCCGAACAGGGCCAGCTGCTCAGCGGCCTGCAGGATCTCGGCTGGCTGCGTGATTCGGCGCCGCTTGGCCTGCCCTTCGGCGGTGGTGGAGGGGGCCAATTCCAGGGTCAAGCCCTGATGCTCCTCGTGCTGCAGCTGCTGCCCCTGCCGGATGCGACGGGCTCGGATGATGAACTGCCCGAATTGCAGGCCCCGGAGGGTGCGGCGCCCGCGGGGAAGCAGCCAGGAGCGCTCGATCATCTGCTGATCCGCCCAGCTCAGTGCCTCATGCGCCCGGTCTGCCAGCGCCAGCGCTTCCGCCAGCTCGCGGTGGCCTTCGGCCTCATCGAGCGGGTCAGGATCGCAGAAGGCATAGCCCTGTGCGTCCGGGTCGAAGCAGCGGGTGGCGCCCTGAGCTTCCAGGATCTCCGCCACCTCGCCGCGCTGCAGGCCCGTGGCCTCAGCGATGGCACTGAGGGGCTGATCAGCCGCCGCGAGGCGCCGCACGGTGGGGGCCTTGTCGCGCCAGCGGTCGGGGAACTTCACGCCGCTGCTGTGGCCCCGATCCCGCAGGTACTGCGCCATGGCGCCACGGATGAAGGGCACCACAGCGGTGCTCAGCGCATAGGGCCGGCCGGTGGCGATGTTGATCCGCTTGGGGTCGTAGCGGCGGCAGCCGTTCAGCAAGCCCTGCACCGCGACCAGATACAGGTCATCGAAGCCCATCTTGGTGCGGCTCGCCAGGCGGTTTGCCATGGCCCTGGCCAAGCCTAGGTTGTCGGCCGCGAGCTGCTCACTCCAGGGCGTTGGCGGCGGGAAGCTGCCCAGCTGCTCCAGATCAGGACAGGGGCCAGGATCGCGGATCTTTGTCGAGCGGGCGGCCACCCTCGGGTGCCTGGTGGTGCGTGTCACACGGGATGATGTGGCCGGTTTGCTAGGCCCATTCTCACAGGCCCTGGCGGTAGCGGCGATCACGCCCCATGCCCCCAGCTCACGGTGGCGAAGCTCACCGGGCCGTTGCTGCTCACGTAGATCAAGGCCTGGCTCGTCATGTCCACGATGTCATCGAAGGTGCCGGCAGGGAATTGCAGCAGCTGCTCGCGCACGGTGTTCGACCATGGAGCGGCTCGAGGCAGGAACACCCGGCCGGCATTGAACTCCACGCTCGCCGCATTGGCGCGGGATTCCTTGCTGCCCATGGTGCCCACCCCGGCGGCCACCACCTGATAGCCGTGGGCTTCCTGCGTGAGGCTGGAGATCACCGCAGCGCCGTTTGCCTTCTTCTCGATCACCAGCTCCCCAAAGCGGTGGCGCACCCACAAGGCCCTGATCATGGCGGTGGTTGCCGGGAAGTTGAGGCGCTTGTTCACCAGGTCCAGCAGCCACATCCCCGCGGGGCTCTGTCCCCACAGGCCCAGGGCCACCATGTCGCTGCCGGCGGTGTCGTCGAAGGTGCAATCGACCGACAGGATGCGGCGGATGAAGCGATTGGGCAGGGTCTCATCCCCGGCGTGCCCTGGCCAGGCCGGCGTGCCGTAAAAGCGCATTCGATCCAGGAAGAACACCGTGCCCTTGCCGGCGCTCGGGCGCTGCTGGTAGATGGATTCCCAGTCGCGGTCTGGAGTGTTCGCCCGCTTCTGGCGGATCCACCGGGGGCCGAAGCGATCGGGGTCCAGGGCCTCGCCGGGCTGGCGGTTGTCGGGTTCGCGGGTGACGGTGGCCGGGAGGGGTTTGATGTCGTTCGCCGGTACCGCCTCAATCGGCAGGCTCACCACATGCCAGCGCTCGCAATCGTCTTCCAGCCCCTCGCGCTCCAGATCCAGGTTCTTGCCCAGCAGGTAGCCGATCAGATCGGCCTCGTGCCAGCGGGTGTGGACCACCACCACGCCGTTCCCCGGCTCCTCACGGGCCGAGAGAACGGAATCCCACCAGTTGTGAACCTGCCGGCGAAACGCGGCGCTCTCGGCCTCCTCGCGGCCCTTGATCGGGTCGTCGATGAACAACCAGTGGCCGGGCTTACCGGTGCCCTTGCCGATGCCTGCAGTCCAGATCGTGCCGATGCCCTCAGTGCCAGCCCACTCCTCCTTACCGGCTTTCGAGGGGCTGAGACTGCCGCCGCTGGCCGCGTAGTAATCGCGGGCGGCCTCGCTGAAGCCGGTGGCCAGCTCCTGGGTCTGGCAGCAGATCCCGCCGCTGCGATCCGGGAACCGGCGCAGGCAGTAGCCCGGCAGGAAGCGGCTGAAGATCGTGCTTTTCCAGTGTCTCGGCGGCAGCTCCACCATCAGCCGGCGGAGGTCGCCATCGGCGAAGCGCTGCGCCAGGTCGATCAGGCGCAGCGTGTGCCGGGTAAAGGGGAACCGGGGGTAGGCGGTGGCGATGTAATCGCGGAAGGATTCGCGGTAGGGCTCAACCTCTACCGGCACTGCCGCCTCTGCCCTCCGGTGCTCCTGCGCGGCCCGCAGCACGGTGCTGCCGTAGTGCAGGGCGGTGCCGGACAGCAGGAGGGAGTTGCCTGGCATCAGCCGCGGCTTTCCTGCACCGTTACGAACACGGCCTTCCCCGGCACCAACAGCCGCGGGCGGCGGCCCTGCCGCTCCCAGGCTTGGCGACGAGCGGCGCGGCGGCGGTTGATCCGCTGCAGCCGCGCACGGGCGTCGTAGGGCGGTGGTGGCGCCTGGTCAGTGGCCATCGTGACAGGGGTTGATTGCCTAGCCATTCTGCCAGAAATTGGCGGCATAGGCTCTGCAGCAAGCAGGCCCCAGCCGGGGATTTTATGGGTCACCACTTGGCCCGATCCGCCCAGTAAGCCGCACTCATCTTCCCCTTGGCGATGTTGACTGCATGGCGGGCCTTAAAGCTGGCGCGGCGGGCCTTTTCGGCTTTTGTGGTCGGGTTCTTCCCGGCACCTTTCACCCCCTGCTACCCGAAGCGGGTCAGGCGCACCCGATCGCCGACTTTCGCCAGCACGGCATGGCTCTTGTTCGGGTGTTTGGGGGTTCGCTTGGGCTTGTTGAAGCCCTGGAAGGTCTCGCCGGCTCGGGATACAGGCATGGGCTGAAGGGGTCTCTAAGGCCATCGTGACAGGGGCGCGGGGGGTGGCCTTCTTCATGGCTGGCCTCCGCCTACCCCATCCAGCCAGTCAGCCGTTGTCGAGCTGCCGCCGTGACGCTCGCGGAGGATCTGGGCGATCTCGTGGGCAACGGC